GCTCCTGATATTGAAGCCTTATAAAGAAGTGCTGTACTTGTGGTCGCATTATCAATATCCATATCGCTTAAATATATTTCTTGGTTTTCATTCCTAAATTGATAATAGTTTGTTCCTGTACTGTTAACCAAAGATGGGCCTATTCTCATTGGAACAGGAAAACGAACTATATGTTCAAGTTGAGAACTTACCCATCCATAGCCTACGCCTATATATTCAGCAGCAACACGGCTACCATTAGCGTGGTCATAGTAATATCTCTGACACCTTCTCAATTCATCTGTAAAGCTTAAAAATTCAAAGTCGGTGGCATGATCTGAAACTTCAAGCTGTAGTCCTGTAATTTCTAAGGTTGCATCATTTGTTGTGTACCATGTTGAGGTGTTATCCTTCATTCTCGTGCCACTAGCATAAGCAGCCCAAGCATTTTCAGTAACAGAATTATTAGTATAATCTGTACCCCAAAATCCACCAAGAACTATCTCAAACCCTACACCTTCGTTATTATTAAAAGTTAAATTAGAATTTCCAGAAATTGTTTTTGTAATCTTTGTCCAAGTATCGGCTGATAAAGAACCTGTTGCGAAAGCATAAGCCTGAGAAGTACCATCATGTGTTCTGATATAACCCTTGAAATCTTGGGCAACACTAGATTTAATCCAAAAAGATAATGTTATATTACTTGAACTAGATACATAATTCCAGCCACTATTAGCTATATCTTGTGCTTCTACTCTGTACGCATAAGAAATATAATCAGCAGCACCCGCACCGCTTGTTTGGTTGCCATTTGTTATTCTTAGTGCTTTTCTAAAACCTAAAGTGTAAGGTGTAGTTCCACTTGAAACGTCAACTTGTGCATAAGTAGGTCCTTCATCTATACCAGAATGAACAGTTTTAAATCTATCAACAGTTGAATAACCAGATGTTGTAGATGAGGTGCTGCGTTGGGCGATATTACAAGCTCCGTTAACAACCAAATTTTTACCTTGTCTGTTAGTTAAATTAGCTGTTGCCGTTCCATCAGTATTTGAAATCGTTATAGCAGCAGTACTAGCTCCTACCCCTTTGATTGAATTGACCTTAATCTCTGACATAATTAACTAGGTTTTGGGTTGTCAGTTTTTACCTTTTCACAGGCAGCATAATATGCCTCTAGTTTAGTTGAATCTCCCTTACTATTCCAGTACATAGCATCTGCAAAATCTCCCAAAGATGGATATAAAGGTTGTCTTATAAATTTATATTTAAGCTTATCTAATTCAACTCTTGCAGCATCAACATTGGATTGAGTAAATTTTATTTTGTTTCCATCTTTATCTAAACCATAATTAACAAAAGAGTCATCAATAGTTGTTATAGATGGATATGCTTTGTAAATAGCTTCGTGATCTAATGACATTATCCTGCTACCTCCGTAAGTGTAAATGTTGATGCAGTTTTAGCATTATATGTTTCATCATAAGATGCGTTAACTCTATTAACATAAAGTGCTTTACTAGCATAGCCAGATTTTACTTGAAGTTTATAAGTAGTTGCAGAAGTGGTGCTTGGTGAATCTAAAAATTGAAAACTAGCAGCGTGACCTATATATTCGTTAGGAGTATTCCAGTTTGTAGCAAAACTTATGTTTGTTTGATTACTTCCTGTTGCACCTGTTCCTATTCCTATTTGTGTTGAACCTCTTAATAAAACATAATGTGCGTAAGAATACTGAGCACCTCCTGATATACCAATATGAACTTCAACTAAAATTTTACTAGAAGTAGATGTAGGGGTAATTGTTGCACTCATTCCAGTAACATCTACTAAAGAAGAACTGGTCGTAGTAAATGCGTCAGTTTTAACTGTTTGCACGACTTGTAAACTATTACCTGTTCTTGGATTTGTTGTAGTTAATATCGTTCCATCTGCTGTATCAGGTAACGTCATTACTCTTGTATTAGCGGAAGATGAAGGTGCTTGTAAGCTGAAAGACCCACCACCTGATGCTGCGTTCAATTTAATCTTTGCTGTCATAATTAACTTGGTTTTGTCGGAAATGTTGGATTTGAAGGGTCAGACGTGTTGGCTGGT